GGCAGCAGATGGCGGTGATGGGCATGGAGCTTGTCACCGCGCATTTCCTGTCGCTCCAGCAATCCGCGATGCAACGCGCGCAAGGCGGGGCGGCGCCGGGGACGGGAACCGGGCTGCTGTCGAGCAAATCGGTCAGCAAGGTCAGCGCGAGCTATGACCAGAGCACCACCGCGATCGAGGGCGGCGGGCCGTGGAATTATACGATCTACGGCCAGCAATATTTGTGGTGGGCGCAACTGGTCGGCACCGGCGGTTATGAGACGCTGGCGGTCGGCGTCGATCAGAGCATGGTCGGCACGGTCTGGACCTGGGCGATGGGCGTGATGGTCGGGTGGGCCTGACGCCATGTCCGATGTAATTCCGGTCGGCCGCGAGGGCGTCGCGCGGCATCGCTGGACGGTCGGCAATCAGTGGCCCGCTGCCAACTCGCTCTATGTCGGGGAGATCGCCGTCGGGCTCGCCGATCCGATGATGCTGTGGGTCGGCGTGCCGACCTCGCTCGATCCATCCGGCATCAAGCTGCTGTATGACGCGCAGAACGCGACCGACGCGCCGGAGGACGGTCAGGTTTATGGCCGGCGCGGCAGCACAAACACGTGGCAGGCAGTTCTGCCGATTACGGGCGGCGCCTTGACCGGACCGCTTGTGGTGCCGAATGGCACGACGGCATCACCGGGATTGCAGCTTGGCGCGGCGGACGGCACCGGCATCTCGCGTGCCTCTAATGCCCTCGTGTTCTCGGTACAAGGCAGCACCATTCTCGGCACGTTTGCTGGCTCCGCGCAGTTCTACGGCCAGCTTTCGATGCTCAACAACAAGATCACCCAGCTTGCCGATGCGACGGCGGCGACCGATGCGTTGAACCTGCGCACCGCCGACGGGCGCTACGCGACGCCGCTCAACATCCCCCTCGCCTCGACCCAGCCGCCGCTGATGGATGGCGCAGCCTCACCTGGATCGAGCGGGTATTGGTCCGCCGGCGACCATGTGCATCCGTCCGATACGGCGAAGCTGTCGCTGACCGGCGGCACGATGAGCGGCGGGATCGGGTTCGGGTCCGCCATCGGCCTGACGCCGCTCGATTTCTCGCACCACATCAACCTGTGGGGCAATCAGTACGGCATCTCGATCACCAGCAACCGGCTGAACATTGTCGCCGGATCGAACATCGTCATGGTCGTCGGCAACAACTCCGACATCGGCACCTTCTCGCCCGGCGGCTTGTTCATGTCGGGGAGCAATACGGTGACGCTGGGCGCGGACCCGACGACCGCGCTGCAGGCCGCGACCAAGCAGTACGTGGACACCAAGGCGGGGAACTACCTGCCGCTCACAGGCGGGGCGCTGAGCGGCGGGCTGAGCTTCGGCGCGGCGACCGCGGCGAGCACCAGCGATCTCACACGGCACATTTCGCTGCACTCCGCCGGCTATGGGTTCAACGTCACTGCCTCGCGGCTGAACCTTGTGACGCCCGGCTCCGGCTTTCTGGTCTACGTCAACAACGGCAACGACGTTTTCCGGATCAACAACACCGGCACGGTCACCTTCGGCTATGTCGGCAACACGCTGACGCTCACGCCGAACGATGGTGCGAGATCGGGCAACATCTCATTCGTCGCCGCCGCGACGAACAGCATCCTCGAGTTCGACAATCCGATCTTCCTGCCGGGCATCGCGCTCGGCGTGTCGATCGGACCGGCAATCTGGCTGGGCAATTCCTCGCATCAGATTCGCGCCAACGCCGGCCAGGACGGCGCGAGCATGGCGGTTGCCAACTACTCGCTGAATAGCTGGAACGGCATCGGCTTCGGCCCGAACATCAGCGGCATGCCCATCCCGCAGTGGATGTATGGGCTGGTGATCAACACCCGCAGCGGCGCGGTGATCAACTACGGCGATATGTACGCCTTGAACGCGCTGCCGAATGCCTACAGCACCATCCAGCACATCAGCATCGTCAAATCCGGCTTCGATCAGATCTTCCAGCTTGACGGCAACGCCCTCGTCGCCACGCTGCCCTCGGCGACACCTGTGGCGGGCGGCTCGGGCTGCAACGTCAACGACCGCTTCTATGACGCCTACAACAACACCTATACGGCGACCGCGGTCACCGCCGGGGCGGTCACGGCGATCGCGCTCAATGCAGCGACGGCGCGCTTCGGTGGCGTGCCTGCAAACCCCGTCACGCTGAGCCCGGCGCCGGGCTTTTCCGGAACGGGCGTGCAGGTCAATCTGACCTGGGTGGCGCCGACGCGGTTCGTCATCCGGGCCGCTGGCGGCTCACAATCGATGCTGCTGTCGGCTGCGGGCGGCATCACGGCGGGCAATCCGATCACCCTGCCAGCCGATCCCACGACGGCATTGCAGGCGGCAACCAAGCAGTACGTCGATGGGTTCCTGCGGCTGTCGGGCGGCACGATGACGGGCGCGTTGACGCTGGCCGCTGATCCGGTGTCGGCGATGCAGGCGGTTACCAAGCAGTATGTCGATCTGCACGCGGCCGGCCTGACCGACGCGCCGGTCGATGGCTTCGGCTATGGCCGATTGAATGCGGCATGGGCGCAGGTGCTGCCACTGACGGGCGGACAGTTGAGCGGCAATCTCGCTGTCGGTCGACCGTTCCCCGCGCTCATCAACACGACCACCCAATGCGGTGTGGTGACCGGCCAGGTGGTCGCCGGCAGCTTCACGTACAACGCCTATGTCGATACCGCAGGCGCATGGCGTTATCGCAATGCCAATACGGCTTTGTTTTTCGGGTCGTTCGGCGGCCTCACCGGCATCGCGGCGGCGGTGGCTGGCGCAGCCGATGCGCTGGTGACGTGGGGGCCGGCGTTCCAAGTTGATGCGCGCGGCAATGTTGGTCTCAACATGACGCCGCCGGCAGGGCAGGCGGTTGCTGGAAGCAGCGGCGGCTGGATTTTTGCGTGGGGCATCACGGCGGGGAATTACGTCTGCAACCTCTACTTTGACGGCGCCGCTTGGCGATATCAGACCGCTGCTGCGGGGAACGTGTTTCAGGCCGTTCCGGGTGGATGGACCTGGTCGTCGGCGCCCTCTGGTGCTGTCGGTGCTGTGGCGTCGCTGACGCAGGTGATGGCGCTCACCCCTGCGGGCAATCTCACCGTCAACGGCAGTCTCACCACAGTGGGCAATTTCTACACGGCAAGCATCAACGCTACGGGCGCGATCACCGCGGGCAGCGATATTCTCGGCGCCACTGGCGTCTATGCCGCGCGCGCCACCGCCTCCAATTTCGTGCTGTATGGCAGTTCAGCATACCTCTATCACCAATATGAAAACGGCTGGTATTGGGCCTGGAACCGCTCAAGCGGCAATCTGGTCTGGGTTGGCAACGGCGGAACGACCTTCGCGACCTTCGACAGCGGCGGCGGTTTGACCTTGGCCGGCGGTTTGTCGGTCGCCGCCAATACGAACATCAGCGGCAATATGGTCGTCTCTGGCTATATCAACACGCAAAACTACATCATGAACGCGAGCGGCATATTCTATGTCGCCAACAACACCAACTACTATCTGGCGCGCAATGCCAGCGATGGCGCGTGGCGCTTCGTCGAGGGCGGCACGATCAACATGACGCTCGATACCGGCGGCGGTCTCTCCACGAGAGGGAGTGTTGCCGCGGCGGGCGGCCTCTCCTGCATGTCGGGCTCTTTTTGGATCGGTCCCGGTGGAACTGGTCGTGTCATCAACATCGCATCTCAATGGTATTGGGACTGGAACGGCGGCAACGGTGATCTGTGGTGGCAGACGGCCAGTGGCGCATTCATCGGCTTCGCCATCTCATCGGCTTTGCTCGTCAACAATCTCGGTCCGGTCGGCGGCAGTGGCGCCTATCAGGACTACTCCGATGCGCGCGGCAAACAGAACATCGCTGATGCCGAGCATGGGCTTGCGGAAATCCTGCAACTGCGGCCGGTGACCTTCACGCGCATCCCCAGGTCGGCTGGCCCCGAACCGAAACCCGATCTCGGCTTTGTCGCCCAGGAAGTACAGGGCGTGCTTCCCGAGGCGGTGCATGTGATGGGGCTTGTGTTGCCGGATGGCAGCGGCGGGCGCGACAGCGCCGATCCGACGCTTGGAGTGAGCACCACACCGATTGTCGCCGCGATGGTCAATGCGATCAAGGAACTCGCCGCCCGCGTCCAGATGCTGGAAGCCGCCTGATGCCGATCGATGTGCGCAAGACGATCGACAACGTCGGCAAGATCATCGGCAACGTCAGCGCGCTGACCCGGAGCGATGTGCTGGTGGGCGTGCCGGCCGCGAAGACCGGACGCAAGCAGGGCGAGATCACCAATGCCTCGCTCGCCTACATCCACGAGTTCGGCTCGCCGATGCACAACATCCCGGCGCGCCCATTCCTGTTTCCCGGCGTGAAGAGGATCCGCAGCCAGGCCATCGCGATGATGAAGCAGGGCGCCAAGGATGCGCTGACCGGCAATCTGTCGAGCGTCGATCAGGTGCTCAACAAGGTGGGCATCCTCGCGCGCAACTCGGTCGTCAACGAGATCACCGATCCCGAGCCGCCGTTCGTGCCGCTGAAGCCGGCGACGATCCGCGCGCGGCTGCGCAAGACGCAGGCGGGCCGGCGCAAGCTCAAGCAGATCAAGAAGCGCGGGGTCACCGTGACGCAGTGGGCCGCGGAGACCGATGCGGCGGGCAACCCGAATATCCGCCCGCTCATAGATTCAGGTCAGTTGAGAGCTTCGGTCACCTATGTGATCCGCCGCGACTGAACTCGGAGGTTATCCCCATGCAAGAGAAAGCGATCGTTTACGCGGTCATCGCGTGGCTCGCGTGCTGGCTGGTCGATCTCATCGTCGTGGTCGCGCGGGGGCCTGTGATGATCGACCCGATCTTGAAGCTGCTGGTCGTCCTGGTCTGCCTGATTATCGTCCTGGTCGGCCTCGCGCGACACGGGTGGCTCCTGGCCACATAGCCTCGGGCGATATGGGCTACGCGGCGCCGGCGCGCCGCCCCACGGCCGGCCCGGCGGAGCCTCGGCGGGAGAACGGGGCCAGGAATCGCGAAACGCCGCGTGCGGCCCTCTGTGGCGAAACGGGAGGGGGGTGCCTCATGACGTCAGCCAAGCGCACCTCAAACCAGGATATCGCCAAGCTCCGGGCGCTCGCCGCGCGCGGGGTCTACCTGACCGACGCCGCCCGCGAAGTGGGCCTGACCAACACCCAGGTCGCCTACTGGAACGAGCGCGAGCATATCGGGCTGGTGTCCCGCGGCGACTCTCGCCTCGCGCGCGTCCATCCCGCGCCCGACATCATGGCCTGCTGGCGGCTTCACCTGACCATGCAAAGGATCACGGCATGGCGAACCTTAGCGTCGTCGAGCTTCTGAGCGATCCGGATTTCGTCGATCCGTGCACCGTCTTGCGCCAGGTCGAGGTGATCGGCGCCGACGGCATCGCGACCTATCAGACCCAGAGCATCCCGATCCTCGCCTCGCTCCAGGCGGCGACCGGCGACGAACTGGAGATGACCGCGGACGCCGCCCGCACCTCGGGCACCTATGAGGTGATCACCACCTTCCCGCTCGCGACCGCAACCGACACCTCGGCGGCGGATACGGTGCTGTGGCGGGGATGCGAGTACGTCGTCATCAGCATCGGCCGCTTCGGCAACTTCGCGGGCAACGCGGGCCACTACGAGGGCCTGATGACGCTCAAGACCATCTCACCAGCAGCGGGGCCACCATGAGCGACAAACTCCCGGCAGATATCAGCGTGGCGGAGCAGGCGAGGGCGGCGGGTCGCCGCGAGCCACGCGCCGACGGCGGCGACGAGATCACCGACCTGCGCGATCACTGCAAGGCCTTCATCGACAATCTGGCGCTGCGCCTGGGCGAGAGCCGCGCGCACCAGATTTCCATGTCGCGGAGCATGTTGGAGCAGATGGTGTTCTGGCTGCGCTCCGCTCGCCAATGAGCGGCAACACCTCGGCGACTGGCGGCTTCGTCACCGACCAGCCGCCGCGACCGCCGAGCGGCGCAGAGATCACCGCGGCCATGCAGCAGATGATCGTCAACCTCGCCGTGCTGCCGGGCTCTCTGGTGCGGCCGCGCTGGCAGCCCATGCCGCCCGCACAGCCCTCCGCCGCGACGACGTGGGCCGCCGTGGGCGTCACGCAGGTCGAGGCGGACGAGTTTCCCTATCTCCGACACCACGGCGGCGTGACGCTCCCAGGGCAGACTGCCCCTGGCTACGACGAGTTGCAGCGCCACGCGACGCTGACGGTGCTGGCGAGCTTCTACGGGCC